AGTATGGTATACTTTGAATATTGCATCTGTATTAGTAATAGAAGAAGGTATATAATCCCCTGAAAGAGTTTGGAAATTAGCTAATGATACTCCAGAATCAAATTTTCTTGAAGCTAACCTAATCTTCTTAGATGGTATACCATTTACATCTAAATATGTAGATCCATTTTTATTAGCTAAGAAGTCATTAACCATAACTGTTATATTAGGTGATTGATCTTCTTTAGTGCCAATAAAGAAACTTTGCGCCGAACCACCTGTTTGGCTTTGTATTTGTCTATGATAGTCGGTTGAACCTACATAACTTTCTGAAAGTACATAATCTAACTTAATAACGTCAGAAGCGAATACTGACTGTCTTAATTTAAATAAACCAACTGAAAGAGTATCGTCAAAACTTTCCTTAGCAATATCAAATTCAGATAAATTTTCCATTACTTCAGAAATACTATCATCATCTTGTCCAAATGTATTTGAAGTAGCATCGTTTAATGCAGATAATGAAAAGTCTAATCTACCAGCAGGTAGTCTTGTATAGCTAGAAGTTACATTAGAACTTAAAGATATACTTTCTGCAGTAAATAGAGCATCAAAGTTAGTAGCGTCATTTAAATTAGTATTATCACTAATACCTAAATAAAACCCTTCAAATTTATTATTAACTGTGGTTTGTGCTTTATTTAAAACTATAACCGCAGCGTTACCTAATGTACTAAAGTCTGTTACTGGCGCGATGACATCCTTAAAGTCAAACCCATCTTTCTTTAATACGTTAAAATACTGCTCTTGAGATAGCTCAAAGTGAACTGGTTTACCAAGAATATATACGGCAGGTACATTATTAACGTCAGTAACTGATGCTATTTCCGAAGAAGATGTTTGTTGTGAGTAGGTAAATACGTTTTTACCAAAGCCTGATAAAGAAACTGCTGAGCAAGGATATGCTAGTGCTCCATAACTATTTCCGAAACCTTCTCCTGATTCTCCTCCGTAAGGAAGTCTATGTGCTAAAATATTAGCAGGAGAGTTAAAAAGAGGTCTTACTGAATGATAGAAATATCTTTCCGCTGGAGTAGTAGGTAGACCGTAAATTTGCTCAAATTCACTTAAACTAGTTACTTGAATAGTCTCATCTGATGGACCTTTATCAGAAAACCCTGCTACTAAAACTGAAGTCCCAACTGGAAGATTGGGTCTTAAGCTTAAATCTATCTCATTAATCTCTACACCTGGTGATTGAATTGTACGTGCCATACTATTATTTATGGATTCTCAGACCAAAAATTATAGCAATTCAACTATTAACTGAGAGAATGCAAACTCAAAGGTGGTTTCTATCTCATCTGGAGTCCTGTAGTTGTAGTTTATACCACCTAAACTTACTGGGAAAGCTTTAGTGTATAAAAATTTTACTATATTTTTATCAAATTCATCCTTACCATAAACTGTTATATCAGTCTGATATAGGTCAGGAGGGTTAGATGACTTATCTTTAGGTCTATTTCTAGTGGGTATAGCTGGAGTTTGAGATAAGTCCAGAGTATCGAAGGTAGATTGTCTATCATCATTTAATAGATCTAACCATTTATATAAAAACCAATAATTGTTAAATTTATTATCAATTGTAAAGTTTACCGATACATTAGGATAAGGACTTCTTGCATTTGACGACACCTTAAAAGACTGCCCTCCATAAGGTAAAATTTGTTCAGGTACAGTTATAGATGGTACTGCAGCTCCATAAATTGAAAATTGTAATGAATTTTCATTTATAACTTTTTCGCCACTTTTAGCTCCTACATAGTTGTTATTAATATTTCTAAGAGGATCAGGTAAATTAATAACCATTAAAAATTTATCTAATCTACTCTTATTTAACTGTGATTGGTTTATTGTCATAATATTACTGTAAAGGTTTAAATCCCATATTCATTAGTTGATCAAGATCAGAATGATTATTTTGAGCATTACCTATAATAACAGGTGGTGTATCGCTAAAACTATCATCCCTACCTTCATTACTATATATAGAAGTTGGGTTCATAAAGTATTTAATACCATAATCAAATTGTTTTAACTGTAATGGTTTATTATTTTTATCTAATGATGTTACTTCGAAATATCTTGTAACAATTTCATCATCTAATATGATTAAATTCCATATTAATGACATAACTCTATCGTCATGATATGCTGATCCTCTTTTAGCAGCCCAGGTACCATTAGGGTATCTAATGAAATCTTTTAGTTCTTTTATTAAATTGATATCTCTAATATGAACAGCTTCAAGCTCATTAATCCAATATCTCATATTAGTAACTCCTTTTAATTTAGTGTTAGTATGAGCTATAATGCCTAATTGACTTTTGGCTCTCCCTGCTACAGAAGCTCCCCATGAAACAATATTATCGTACCCATAATTTTTTCTTATATTATCTACTATCTGCGCTCCACAATTATTTCTCTCTATTAATACAAGTGGGTTTCCCCAATGTTGTAATATTTCGTACACCTTTTCAGTAAAGTTTACAGGTGATATATTATTATTAGCATATGTAGCTACTTGTTTTATATTGGTTAAATCTGTATAGTCAAATAATTGTACTACAGAATAATCAGCTCCTACTCCCTCACTTGTATCTACGCTTGCTATATATATACGGTCTTGTCTAGGTTCTTCCCATAGTAGATAACTACCCTCATCAAATACGTAATTAGGTTCTTCTGCATTTATAATAAGCCTATTATATAACTCCTCATTTAATGAGCTTTCTCCTGAATCTATAAATTCACAATTAAACTCTTGATTAAATGCTTCCATTGAACCTATAGAAGCAATAGTTTCTTGTTTCCATTTTTCGTCCCTACCGGGTATTTCATTCCATAAAATTTTATCACAAGCCCAGTTAGATTCGCCTCTTTCAGCAGCGTCATATAATCTATAGAAAAGATTGCCCGTACCATTAGCTGTTGAAGCTATAAAAATCTTTGATTTTTTAGAAGACGAAACAATTGGATAGACTGACTTCCAAAACTCATCTACTAAGTGAGGTTCAATAAAAGCAAGCTCGTCAAGTATAAGAACATTAACTGATTGACCACGAGCAGCTGTACCAGTAGTAGTTGAGATACCTATACGAGAACCATTTGCTAGAGTAACAGATGTTTTACCATATTCTTTAACTGCAGGTTTAAGCCAATTAGGAAGCTCTTCATATGCCATTCTTATTCTTTGCATTATTTCTATAGCTGTGCCTTCTTTATTAGCTACTATTAATATTTTTTGATCACTATTAAAACAAGCTATCCATAATGCATAAATTGTCATCATAGTAGTTTTACCTATCTGACGAGAAGCTAATAAAATAAAAAATCTGTTATCTCTCATTTTTCTAAGAGCTCGCTTCTGGACAGGGTGAAGTTTTATTTTTTGTCTTCCTTCATCTAAAGATATAATAAAAAAGAACTCTTCAGCAAAAAATAATAGATTTTTAGAGGCCTTCTTTAATTGATTAATCTGACTAGGCGTATACTCAAATACCGCTCCTTCTGCGGGTAGATGAGGGTTATTCATATAAATCTGTTTATTTTTGTCCATTATTGTATAAATATTTACATGTCAAGTTCAAATAATCTAACCGATATATGGAATGTTTATCAAGATTCCATTATTAAAGAAAGTAAAGCTGCTAGACCCATTCAAGGTGGTACTAAGAATTTTACTACTAAACCTGGTAAAGGAGCAGTAGATATGAACTCTAAAGAAGCTAAGGAAGTTCAAAATGCTTCTACTACTGATATTGAGAGTATTGAAGGTTTAGAAAAACCATTAGACCCTAAAACAACTAAAAAAGGTAAGAAAAAAGATAACCTTTATGCACCGGAAAAATATTCTGCAGAACAATTTGACGAAAAGCTTGAAAAAAGATACCGTGTCGATATAAATAATAGTATGAAGTCAATATTTGATAAATTATTTGAAGAGGTTATGCAGAATCCTGAAGAAGCAGAATTAGATGCATTGGGAATTGAAACTGATGAAGGTGCAGATGAAGTTGGTGAAGAAGGTTCTGATCAAGTAACAGTAACGCTAGACCGTGATATGGCTAAAAGCCTTTGCGATCTTTTACAAGCAGCCATGGGCGAGGAAGACGATGATGCGGAAGCAGAAGACGGCGAATATGGCGAAATGGAGGAGATGGAAGAAGATGAAGA